TCATTCTGGTGACTGTGCCGACGTTGCCCACAGATGCAGCTTTTTCTGCCTGCGCCGCTTCTTCCGCATCTTGCTGCCGTGCATCCCGTGCAATCATGGATGGAATCGCGCCTCCCAAGCCTTCAGAAATTGCTTTGCCCAAAGCTCCTTTGCCGGTGACCATCGCCGCCAGCGGAGAAAGATCATGAAATTTCAGGCCCATAACACTCTCCTAGATTATTCTGCCGCGAGTCTTGCCGCGTTGGGCGCAACCGTCAGCACGTTTAGAAGCAGTCATACCGCCATTTTTCATCCCGGCTGTCTGTGTGTAGCTTTGGGTGTTGGGGTCGTATTCGTACTTATATTCGGCACCCGAGTTCGAGCCACCAGACGATCCAAGCAGCTTACCAATCATCCCCCCCCGAGGGCCGTCACCAGTAATGCCGCCCTTATTCATCTTCTTGGGCTTAGATGCCTTGGGAGCAGGCTTGACCGAACCGCCGTCAATGTCTTGCGGCGGGGGCGTGCCCGAACTCACGTCGTAAGTGCCGTCTTTAACGGCGGACTTTTTCTTTTCCAGAATGTCCATGTCCATAGCGGACTCCTTAGCAGGCCTTGCCGCCGTATTTCATTTTGACCATCTTGCCTTGGGTCTTGCCTTTGGCGGCAACACCATCACGGCTAGGGGCTGCGGTCTTGACTGCGCCCATTTTGGTCATGCCGCCCTTGGCCATTTTCTTCATGCCAGCCTCGCCCATCTCGTGCTTGATCATGGACTTAGAAGCGCCCTTTTTTTTCATGAAGGCCAGCTCTTGACCGATCATCTTCTTGGATTCTTTCATATCGCCACCTTTAGAAAAAAGAGCCTGCGAGCCGTGTTCGGTCTTAGGCTTGTTGATACGTTGCGAGTCGGCTCGCGTCTTGGTGCCAAAGCTCTTCCCTTTATCTGCCTTCAAGAATTCCTTGCCGACAGACTGAGGGATACCTACCCGCTTGGCGGCGGCAGGATCATTGGCGACCATCGCCATTAAATTGTGCTGTTTCCCGCTAACTGAGGGCACTTCGCTGCTCCTTCATGAACTCGTCAAGCTTGGCATCAAAGCGATCAAGGCGTTGAATCACCCGGTTCATGTCGTTGTGCATATCCATCTTGGAGACAAACTTCTCTGCATTCTCTTCGCGGGTCTTGCTAAGAAGAATGGAAAGACGCTTGACTTCGTCGTGCGATATCTTCACCCAAAACAGCAGCAACGCCGAGGCGAACGAAAGCACAGTATTCCAGATAGGCACTTCCATGATTTAACAGTTCCATGCACGCAGAGATTTGTTAATCCGGGAGTTTGGGTCTTTCGCGGTCTTCTCCGAGGTGAGCTTCTTCTTCATTCCACTCATCCTTGCACAAAAGGAGTCGCGCCTTGACCCGCCTTCCGGCTGCGGGGGCTTTAAATTCATCCCTTGGGCCTTCGCAGAGGCGCGCCCCTTGGCGTTCAGACCACCTTTGGGGTTCTTGCCTTCTTTGCGTTGCCATGCCGGGGACTTAGCCATAAAACACCGTTGTAGTCACGTTAGCAACGAGACCTACAAAAATGCCGTTCGGCGCCAAGATCCCTTCACCGGGGATGATGACGTTGAAGGCAGTCGGGTTGTAGGAGTCAGCTTCCAACAGGATGTCCGCATACATAGCCACCGCAGGCGAACCCGTGATGGTGCCAGTCGCAGAATCCGTCACCGTAAAGGTATTGGTGCCCGTTACCGTAACAGAATAAATGTTATCTGTTGCAGTGCCGCCCGTACCAGCCGAGAAATCCAACCAGACACGATCACCAGTGGTCAAGCCATGGTTGGCAATCGTCACTGTCACGGTGTTGGTAGACCTGCCATAGGTGCCAGACTGCGTCAGATTGTCTGCAAACACGGTGTTGCGTGTTGCTGCACTAGCGTTTGCGGACACAATCGCCCCCTTGATGCGCGTGCGGTAGTTAACCGCCACGCCCGTCGAAGACATGTGTACCGCCTTAACATCGTATTGCATGGCCATGTCGGCCTCCTATTAGGACAGTGCAGCGCCGACAGCAGTAACCCAAGCAGAGCCAGTGCTAATCACGAGGCAGTACTCGTTGTTGCCAGCGCCGTTGTCGCTGATCAAACGGACTTGACCTTGGTTGCCAGCGGCAGCAATAGGCAGCGCGGAGGTCAGGATGGGGGTCAGACGCAGGAAGCTCGACGCCGTAACGCTCGTCACGCTAGAAGCAGCGCCAAGGGTAGAGGTGACAGTGGTGACGCCCGTGCTGGGGTCGATAGAGATGGTTTCGAAGCCGTTTTGCGACCGAACCGGGCCGTTGAAAGTGGTATTAGCCATTTAAACCTCACATGCGAGTATTCGTTTGGGCGCTCTGTCTGCATGTCGTCAGCCGGGACTGTCAGATACACCGGGAACCCCGGAATGTTCTATTTGTATCACGTAGTTTAAATGTCGTCAATAAAAAAGGGGGCCGAAGCCCCCCTTTTTTAGATACCGAGGTATCACGAACCGGACGAACCCCACATGCCGAGGGGATCAGACCAGCCGAACGAATAACGCTCGCGGGACTTGTAACGGACGTTGCCGGTATCGAAGTCGCCGTCCATGCTGTTTTGCAGCGGGGTGCGAACGAAATGCTTCATGCCGTTCGGAACGTCGGTGGTCAGGAACCACGCGTTCGGGTCGGTCAAAAAGTGGTTCACGGTGTAGCCACCGGAAATGGTGCCCATCTGCTTGATCGCGTTGATGTCGTTATCAGCAGAAGCAACACGCAGTTCGGTGTCCAGCAGACGCTTGGACGTGAACATCAGTGCCGGGGGAACCACCAGCTTAACCGGCTTGGCAGCGATCAGCAGGCCACGTTCGTCGGTCCACGCAGCGATTTGAATCGTGGCGTTTTCCAGCGAGGTTTCGTTCAGATCGACACCAACAGACGGGCTGTTGAAGTTCACAGTGCCGCCGACGGTGGGGTGACCCACGCGGGTAGCGCTGGAGTTCACACCGAACAACGAAACGCCGTCGCCGCCCGGGAAGGCGCCGTTAAAGCCGTTGTTCAGGATAGAAGCAGCCTTGACCTGCTTGGTGTAGGCCATAGCACGAGCCAGAGCTTTGGTGTAGCGGGCAGACAGGCTGTCATACAGGTTGTCTTCCACAGCTTCTTCCGTGATGGAGAAGCCCAGAGCAATGGTTTCGTGGGTATAGCGAGCAGTGAAAGCTTCCTGCGCGTTGTCATAAGCGATGGCAGAGCCTTCGTTCTTGACAGGTGCAGCACCGAAGCCAGCGAGCTTGGTCTCTTCTTCGAAGGAACGCTCAGAGGTCTCGGTTTCGTAGATTTCCTTGTGCTCTTCGCCGTAGCGGGCATATTCCATGCCGAACAGGGCGTTCAGACCGGGCAGGAGTTCTTTAAGTAGCTGTGCACGAGAGATAGCCATTTTTAATTACTCCTTAGATGCCGACGGCATTGGTGTAGGCGTGAGCGCCCGGGTTGAACTTCACCAACACTTCCGTGAAGGTATCGGTCAGCGGCGAGGCGAAACCGATAATCTTGAAGGCGGCGGCGGTGGTCACGGTGCTCGACTCCAACGCGCTGGTCGAGTTGCCAGTGGTGGTAGAGCCAGTGGTGCCACTTTGCACGGCGGCAAAGAAGGTGTTAGCGCCAAGAGCAGCTTGGGTGACTTGGCCATCCAACTGAGCTTGGAACGTCACGTTCGGGTCAGTGATCACATACGCAGTCACCACGCCGGTCGTGCCGGTGGGGTAGTACTGAGCATAGATCTGCTGGCCTTGCGCGTTGATGTAGGAACAGCCAACGAACACGCCCCAAGCGCCAAGGGTATTGCCGCCGAGGTTATTGGTCGTCAGGTCCGCACCAGTAGCGGTAGATAGAGCGATGTAGCCGTTGGCGTCAATAATGACGACTTGGCCGTTGAAAAGGTTAGTGCCAGCGCCCGAAGAAGGGTTGATCAGGAACTGACTCGTAGCGCCGGCATAGGGCATGCCGTCGTTACGGTTGACGGCACGTAGGCCGTAGGGAGCATTGGTCATTGCCATTTAAGGACTCCAAATTTAAGAACCAGAACCGAAACTGACCTTCGTCTTCTTCTCAGAGAAAAGAGGCATACGAGGATCATTTTCACGAAGGAAGTTGTTGTCTACCGATTCCATCTGAGCTTTGTTCTGCTGCGCATAGTGTTGTGCGCGTTGAGCCATAAACTCTTCCGGGATGCGGCAAAGCAACAGTCCACCCACCTCAATGTTGCCTTTAAAGCGACCTTCGGTGGAAGCGTGCATCATGAGTTCAGGATAGTCCTCTGCTTTGCAGGGTTCATATCCTTCACGCAACTTAGAGGAGATATTGGTCGGGTCCTGTGCCCCCATAGACGCGATGCGAACCCAACGATGAGACCACCCGGGACGGGGGTCAGGGCTGGGAAGCAGTTCCGGCGGACGCCATGCTTCAGCACGTTTAAATGCTACTTCACGGACATCAGCCTCGCGGCTACGACGATTTTGTTGAACCTGTTCCATTATTGATTCCTTCCAAGTTTTGCAACCTCTTTAGCGTATACCTCCAAAGGCACCCCAAGTCGACGAGCGATGTTGGCTTCAGATGTCTTCAGTTTGACGCGAGTAGGCGGAGTGCTACGAGCAGCCGGAGCTACAACCGTAGCGGATTTTGAGGCACGGCGTGGAGGTTCATCCTCATCAGCCGGTTCTGATACTTTCTTTGGAGGCGTATCATCGTCCTCATGGCTCTGAGTCTCAAAGTACTCAGGGAATCTTTTACGCATAGTCTGATCGACTTCTTTGAAGTACTCATCAGTACCGACGTAGTCAGAACCATACTGACGCTGCAACTTTTTGTCAATGCCCATGGCAGCCATGGTCATTTCTTCGTCTACCCCAAACCAATCCTTATTGGTATCAACCCATTTCTTGGTCTTGGGAGGTAGCGCTTTAGTTGTAGGCTCAGGTTCTGCGTCCTTGAATTCCTCTTCCGGGGCCACGATAGGCTGCATATTTGCGGCCTTATCTAGCTTCAAAGTGGCCTTAGCGACGGCTTCTTGAGCCTCAACCAAGGCATCGGAATCACCGGCTTCAAAGGCTTCTTTTAGCCTTTTCTTGGCAACTTCAAGGTCCGTGGTGGCGGAGTTCTTGGTCTGCTCGATGATTACCTTGCTGCCGGATTCAATTTGCAGCTTCAGGCGTTTGTTTTCTTCAAACACCTGACGTGCAAACTTCTCTGCGGCCTCACGTTCACGCAGGGCGGTTTCCTTTGCCCGGCGCTCGTCGTGATATCCGCGTGTAAATTTCTTGATCCGGGACTGGACCTTCTCGTCATAGGTGGATAGCTCTTCATCAGAAGGCTCTTCCGGGGGCGGAGCCGACTTGCGGCCACGATCCTCTGGCGGGGTATCGTCCTCGATCTCGATCTCTAGCTCCTGAGCGACGACCTTTTCATCGTCTTTCTTCTCATCAGGGAACTTAAAGTCCTCGTGTTCGGTTTCCATTTAAATCTCCTTAGCTTGCACGCGTAATGCCACGCGGATCTTCAACCACGGCCTCTACGGAGTCGTCGTTGATCAGCCTGAATTCACGTCCGTGGATCTTCAGGCGGGTTCCAGAGTTGGGTCGGACAACGACAAAGTCGCCTTTCTTGCAGGATGGCCCGCTGGGAAAGCGCTTCTCGTCTTTGTAGCAATCAGGACCCATCTTCACCACGAACAGCACGGGGGTCAGGACCTCCTCGTGGTACATGGTTTTAGCGTCCTTGATCAACCCAACTTCACTATCAGCAAACTCTTCCATGGCCTCGGGGACCACAGTCAAGATGTGATAGGTCGCAGGATCAGGTAACTGCTTGGCTTTTTCTTCTGCGGACTTATCGAGAATCCCCGACAAATCCACGGCCAAGTCCGGATTGAAGTCACTCATCGTTTTGTTCCAGTCTTTGCACAAGGTCTTTAATGATTTGTTCTGCGGAGTTCAGACCTCGGATGATCCCGCAGACATGCCGATATTCGGCGTAATCAGCAGCGCGTCCCGTCGAGAGAAAGCTCTCTTGGTCTGCGCGTGTTTCTGTGATGAGTTTGGCGACGTGCGCCAATACCTTTACTTCATTCACTCAGTTCCTTTTCGGTTAGGGGCGTTTGGACGCGCTGCCCGTTGCGCTTGTTGGATAGACATCTGAGCACGGTGTTTAGCAATGTCAGCGCCGATCCTCATTCCTTCGCTCTCCTGTTGACGGTTGAGCTTGTCCTTTTGTGCAGCGGCATTAGCCGCGACTTGCATTGCAGCGATCTCTTTCTGAGCCGCGATACGGGATTCTTCAATCCTGATTTGGTCCGCCTTGGCAGCGGCTTCGATCTGTTGTTTCTGCGCCTTGAGCTGGACTTCAGCTTCCTTGATCTTCAGCTCTTGCATCTGCATCTGGACCACCGGGTCCTGCATCTGCTGCTGGAACTGCTGCTGCTGGATCTCTTGGCTATTCTGTTTAAATAGCTCTTGGGCGGCGGCGGCAGCCATCTGGGCGATTTGATCGGCCATCTGGGGATCGACAGCCTTGGTCTGCTCTTCGCTGGGCAGGATGATGCCCATGCGGCGCTCCATCTCACGGCGGTATTCAAAGGCGATGTGCTCGTTGATGTGAGCCATCATTGCCGCCTGAATAGCCTGCGCTTGAGGGTTCTGGCCGATGATCTGGGCGATCTTCGGGTCTTGCATCGCCATCATGTGGACCTGAATGTGGGCCTGATGGTTCTGCTCCATGAACGCCTTCATGGGCTTGCCGTTGATGGCATTCATGTTTTCCTGAACCGGATCGGTCGGGATTTCATCCTCTTCAATCGGGACAAGTTTCTGGGCGTTCTTGACCCCCAGAACATCAATCATCTGGCGGTGCAGCAAAGGCAGGTTATAGAGCTGCGGGGCTTGCTGGGCCAACTGGATGACTGCTTGGTACTGGACGACCTTCTGAGCCATG